AGCAGTGCACAAGCGTCTGCATAACGCTCAATCCAAAGACCTGCGAATACTCGCGAGACTAGATCATGAGTATCTTCCTGATATGTATCCTTACGAGGTCGCAGGTGGTGCACAACAAGTTTTTAGGGAAGATTTTAATTTAAAATCAATTGATGTCATTCCTGTTTCAGATCCTAACATGCCCACTGAAGCGCACAGAATTGCAAAGGTAAATGCAGTAATGCAAATAGCTCAGCAAAATCCTAATGCTTACAACATGGAAGCGATAGGAATGGAATTGTTTTCTGCAATGGGGATTGAAGAACCACAAAGATATTTAAAAGCTAAACAACAACCTATATCAGCAGACCCTGTGACAGAAAATATGGCTGCTATGAAGGGGGCACCTCTTCAACCTAAACCAGAACAAAATCATGATGCGCATATTGTGGCTCATGCTTCTTTAATAAATAACCCAGCATATAAAGAAAACATGCCTATGGTACAAACATTAGCTTCACATATTCAAGAACACTTAGCTATGAAATATAGAAGTTCAATTGTTCAAATGATTCAAGATCCTCAATTACAACAAGCAGTTATGTCAGGACAACCTTTACCACCTGAAATGGAAAATCAAATTGCTTTACTTGCTGCAAATGCTTCTGACTCTATTATGAAATTAGACGAAGAGAAAGCAAAGATTATGTCAGGCGAAAAGAAAAGTGTAGCTGAACAACAACTAGAAATTCAACAAGCAGATTTAGATTTACGTAAAGCTAAGTTAGCTCTTGACTCTAAAATACATTCAGATGAAATGGGATTAGAAGAAGCTAAACTTATGATTGATGATGAGAACACTGATTTAGAAAGACAGCGCAAAGAAACTAAAGATGCAATGGACTTAGCTAAGTCAGGAATACAGCAAGCAAAAATTACAATTAAAAAAGAAGGAATGTAGTGGGAGATCCAGTCTTAAAAAGAATTGGAGTTAGCGGATATAATAAACCTAAGCGAACACCTAGCCATCCTAAAAAATCTCATGTTGTTGTAGCTAAAGAAGGAACTAAAGTTAAGACAATTAGATTTGGGGAACAAGGAGCTAGTACTGCTGGCAAACCTAAAGCTGGTGAGTCTGCGCGCATGAAAGCCAAACGTGCCTCCTTCAAAGCAAGGCATGGAAAAAATATAGCTAAAGGAAAAATGTCTGCAGCATACTGGGCAGATAAAGCAAAGTGGTAAAAAATAATTATATAATTATATTATTATTACTTTTAGCATCTTGCACGTTTACAGTAAAAGATTTAGACGCAGCCGAAACCAATACTGTGTCGAGTACTGTCGTAACAAACAGCACACCACCTACAGCCAATAGCCCAAGTGTAGTAGTCAATAATTCAGATGTATGTACTAGTGGATATTCTGGAAGTGTTCAAACCCAAGTCTTGGGTATTAGTTCAGGTATAACAATCAAAGACACTAATTGTGAAATGATTAAATTAAGTAGACAATTATATGGCATGCAGATGAAAGTAGCTGCTGTTTCAACATTATGTGCTGACTATAGAATCTTCGATGCAATGTGGATGTCATCAACTTTTTGTCCATACATGGGGGCTATAGGGGAAGATGCTAAACAGGGTTGGTTAGACAATCCTCACATGGTCCCAAAAGATAGCCAAGTGTTTGCATCTCTAGCTAAAGAAGAACAGTTAAAAAAGAAAGAAAAAAATAATGCAAGAGAAACTAAGCATAAGTCTTTGGATATTATTGCTATCCTTACTTTTGTTGCCATTTTGCTTTGATGCAAAAGCCGAGTGTACAACTGAAACAATAGGACTATGTGCTCCTGGAGTAACCTTCGAAACCTCAACAACAGAAACTGTAGAAACTACAGTTACTAACCAAGACTCAGGAGACCTATTAGATGGTATTAATGATTATGTAACTTCTACTAAAGAAGGTGACATGGATAGTGACTGGGGTGGGCAAGGTTCTGCTTCAATGCCTACAGGAAGTTATTGTAATGAATTAGGTACTGATAGATGTGCTGAAATTACTTCCTCCACTTTAACAACTTTTTATCAAGAAATAGATATCTCATCATTAGATATTACAAATGGGGGTAGAACTAATTACACAATTAAAGTAGATAAGCAAGATTCACAAGATAGAATCTATATGAAAATTCACGGAAATAATGGAAATGAACAAATATTTAAAGGAACTAATATCTTATCTGAAACTGGAGTTACCTCAGGCTATCAGTTATATTCAGGTGGATTTGATTTCGGTGGTGTTTTAAATACTATTACAATTGAGATTGGAGGACAAGATATCAATCTTTCAGTCGGAGTTTTATTTGATGATGTAACAATCAATGTTCTTTATAATGTAGTAAATACAATTGTTACTCAACACATTCAAAATATGGAAGAGTTCTTAACTTTAGACTACGAGCAAGATGTTAATGATGTTGCTGAAATGATATTTGAAAATAATGAAATTAAAGATGATTTTAACTTTGAGCCAATAGAAAAACCTATGGATGAATTTTCTTTTGAAACTGTTGAAACAGAAATGCAAGAGTTTGAAATGGATTTTCAAATGGATATGGATATGAATATGGAATATGATATACCAATGGATATGCCTACCACTGTTACAATAATGCCAGATGGTTCTATGGAAATGGATGCGCCTATGGAGATGACAATGGCTTCCGTTGAAATGGAAATGGAGATGGATATTGAAACAACAGAAGAACCTACTATGGATATGCCGAAGACCATGGACAATGAACCTGATATGGAAACTAATATGGATTCTGAACCTAATGAGCCGCAAGAAATGGAAGCCCCTGAAGAGGACGTGGGAGAATCAAAACTTGAACCCGAGCCTGAACCTGAGCAACAAGAAGAAATTGAAGAACCCAAGCCTGAAAAAGTTGAACAAGAAGCAGAAGAAACTGAAGCCGAACCAACTGAATCAGAACCTGAGCCTGAAGAAGAAATAGAAAAACCTAAGGAAGAACCTAAAAAGGAACCTACCGCTAAACAAAAAGCAGCTACAAAGATAGTTAAAAATATGGGAGATAAAGGCAGGTATGAAGAAGGTAATCAAATTAAAACTCTTATAGTTATGCAAGTACTAGGTGATACTAAAAGTTTTTTTAATAGTCAATTAACAATACCAGATATAGAAGGGTTCTTTACAAATGACTCGTTACCTGATACAATGTTATCTGATAACAACGTAGCACAGTATCTTTTATTTGGAGGAAGCAACAGTCTAATGGATCAACTAGTAGACAGTCAATATAAATAATGGCAGAAGTAGAATTTGCAGGATTAAAATTTAAAGGAGGTAAGGTCTTTGGTATCTTACTTGCTCTAAGTACTCTTATAGGTTCTCTATATGGAGGCTTCGTTATGTTCAAGGATTATCAAGATATGAAATCCGTAATGCTATCCTATTCGGCCCCCGACCTTTCGGGTTTGGAAAAAGAATTAGCTCTTATAGAACAAAAAGTAGGTATTATATCTAGTGAAATGGCAATGATGATTGCTGAAATAACCTTAGTATCTGACGTAGCCAATGAACTAAAAAATGACCTTCGCACAGATTTAAGAAGAGTTGAATCTATTATTGAAGACGTAGAACAAAATCAGAAAACAGATTCAAGAGAAAATTCATCTGACATTAAATTTGCTATTAAAGATATTCAAGATGAAATGGCAGAACTAGAAATAAAAATTACTGAAATAATTCAAAAGACTTTAGCTAATCCCTTAGCTGGCATGAAATAGTCTTGACATTTATGTATTAATTACTATATAATAATAACAACAATCTTTTTACAGGAGGATCAATGTTAGACCAAACAAGAGTATACAAAGAACGGATGACACAAGTTTTGAGTGAGGCTATAGAAGTTAACAATACTCAATTAATAAATGGGAGTGCAGAAGATTATGCAAACTATAAATATCTAGTAGGCATAGGACAAACTCTGTTAGACATGAAAGATCGTCTACATACAGAGTACATTAAGCTATATAAAGAAATAGCAGGAGGCACAGATGAATAAAGAACTACCAAAACCACAAGGTTATAGAATGTTATTAAAACCTTGGGAGCCATCAGACAAATCAACTGGTGGTGTAATATTTTCAGAACAGACAAGAGACATGATTAGGTTTGCTTGTGTGGTTGCTGAAGTAATAGACATGGGATCTGAATGTTATAAAGACATGTCTAAATCAAGCACTACCTGGTGTAAGCCTGGAGACTATGTATTAACAGGTAAGTATGTTGGATTAAAATTCAAATACGAAAACGCTGACTATTCTATCATTAATGATGATGAAGTGGTAGCCGTAGTACCCAATCCAGCAAAGATAAAACACAGATAGACACTTGCAAATATGCCACAATTTGTGGTATTATATTGGCATAGCGCATAACGCAGTTCGCAACTGACGGAGGTAAATATGATAGAAGACCCAAAAGAACCGATTGACCAAGAGGAAGAACTCGAGGTTTTAATTGATGAAGAAGGCCAAGTAGAAACGTCTTCTGAAGAGCCACAAGCTCCAGAAAAAGAAACTCCCAAAACTGAAGTAGATGATGAAGATGATGATGATGATGCAGATGAAACTGTAGATGAATCACCTGAAACTACTGAAGAAGAGGAAGGATCTGAAGATAAAAAACTATATGGTAAAAGAGCTGAAAAGCGAATTAAACGGCTAGTTAAACAAAGGAAAGAACTTGAAGAACGTCTTGCTAATCTTGAAGAAGAGAAAGTAAAATTCAAAAGGGAAAACCAAGAACTAGTTGGAAGATCTGCTGATTCTGAACTAGCTGCAGTTGTGCAGTATGGTGACAGACTCAAGGCTCAAGAGAGAGAAGTATTATCTTCTCTTCGTTCTGCTAAAGAAGCAGGTGATGTTGATAAAGAAATTGACGCTACAGATAAGTTAGCATCGATTAAAGCTGAAGCATTAGTTGTAAGGCAGTATGAAGAAAGAGCTAAATCAGCTTCTGCTCAAAAAGTTTCTACTGAAGAAACTGTTGAAACAAAACCACAAGCAACTCTCCCTGATAGGAAAGCTGTAACCTGGCAAAAAAGAAACTCTTGGTTTGGGGGAAATAATCAAAGCGAAAAGATTATGACTCAAGCTGCGATGATAATTCATAAGGAATTAATTGAAGAAGGAATATATCCTGATTCAGATCCTGATGAATACTATAACGAGTTAGACGCTCGTGTACGTACAGAGTTTCCTGGAAAGTTTAAACAAGACTCTTCAGTAAAAAAAGTGCAAGTAGTAGCGGGCGGAACGCGCACTTCCCCCAGTGGCAAACAAAAGGTCACACTGACAAAGTCAGAAGTAGAGACTGCCAATAAACTTGGAGTTTCGCTACAAGAGTATGCGCGACACAAAATACGCCGTGATGAGTCGGCGAGATAAGGAGTAGATGAATGACACAGGCTACTAAGACAACCCGTAAAACGCGAAGTTCGGGTACTCGCAAGACAACATGGACACCACCAAGCAAGTTGGATACACCAGCTGCACCAGATGGTGTACATTATAGATGGGTTCGACATGAACTCCTGAATGAAGATCAATCAGGAAATGTGCATGAAAGAGCTCGTCAAGGATACGAACCAGTAAAACCCGATGAACTTGGCGGGAACTGGCAATCGGATGTTTTAGACACAGGCAAGCATGCGGGTGTAGTTAGAAGTGGTGACTTAATTCTTATGAAGGTTGATCAAGAGATCGCTGACGAAAGAAATGAGTACTATGATAACAAGACCAAAATGCAAGAAAGAGCGGTCAACTCTGAATTGCAAAGCAACAATAGCGCAGCTGCACCTATCAGCCAAGACGGATCTTCCTCAGTCACACGAGGTGGAGGAAATAAAACTGCAAAGTTTGACGACTGATAGCAATATTGGTCAGAATTTTGCTTAACTATACTATGGAGGTATAAAAATGGCATATGGCCTAAAACCAAAGAAGCACGCTAAAGGTGGTTCAATTAGAACCAATAACTTTAGTGGAGCCAATGGTTACAGAATAGCCGCTACCGCACCATCCGCATTCTTCGAAGGCGATCTCGTGACTTTTTCAGCTGGAAATATCGTAACTGATATGGCCGCTGCAAGTCCAGGAGCAGTCGTAGGAGTGTTTTATGGAGCAGAGTATGTGGACAATGCATCTGGCGAAGTTAAATTCGTTAGATCAATTCCAACAGGAACTGTAGCTAAAGACAAATACAAAGTGTACGTATACGATGACCCAGATATTCTATTTGAAATGGAAGCTGATCAAGCTGCAACTGCATTAACAATTGCAGATGTAGGTAAAAATCTACAAATCGTAGCAGGACCAACAGGTTCAGCGATTACACACAAATCAGGGTTAACCGCTGACTCAAGTACAAAAGCAACAACAAACACTTTCCCAGTTACATTACTAGGCAGTGCAGAGTTGGATGATGCGTACTCAGCAGCAGGAACTACAATGGACATTTTGGTGAAAATTAATACTCATCAATTTGGACTAGGCGCTACTGGCGTAACAGGAATATAAGGGGAATATAAATGGCTATATCAAGAGCACAAATCCTTAAAGAACTAGAGCCAGGTCTTAACGCTATTTTCGGAACTGAATATAACAGATACGAAAATGAGCATGCCGTCTTGTTCGATGAGGAAACATCAAATAGAGCCTTTGAGGAAGAAGTACTCTTCCCAGGCTTTGGTAATGCAAACGAAAAATTCGAAGGCGCGGCAGTTGATTATGCTGAGTCAGGCGAAGGTTATGTATCAAGATATACACATAACACAGTTGCATTAGCATTTTCATTAACAGAAGAAGCAATGGAAGATAATCTTTATGATAAACTTTCAACTAGACTAACTAAAGCATTAGCTAGATCTATGGCTTCTACTAAGCAGCTAACAGCAGCTAACGTATATAACAATGCGTTTAATGCAGCAGTCACAGGTGGTGACGGACAGGCATTAGTATCTAATGCTCACCCACTACAAAATGGCAACAATGGTTCTAACAGACCAGCCACTTTTGCTGACTTATCTGAGACATCTTTAGAAACAGCTTTGATTGACATCGCTGGATTCACAGATGACAAAGGTATCCCAGTAGCACTTCAAGGTAAGTCTCTACACATTCCAAGACAATTGGTATTTGTAGCAGAAAGACTTATGAAGTCTCAGGGTCGTCCAGGCACAGCTGACAATGATATCAACGCTGTCAACAACATGGGTATGATTCCTAACGGTTACTTTACTAACCACAGGTTCTCAGATCCAGACGCATGGTTCATTAGAACCGACTGTCCTAATGGCACAAAGATGTTCAACAGATCATCTATGAGCACTAAGATGGAAGGCGATTTTGAAACAGGTAACGTAAGATATAAAGCCAGAGAAAGATACAGCTTCGGTTGGTCTGACTGGCGTGCTGTTTACGGTAACTCAGGCGCGTAACTAATAGAACTTAGACTAGGGGGTATTTTAAAAGTGCCCCCTTCTCAAGCAATAAATAAACAACCATGGACTGCTTAGCAGACTATATGAAAGGATTATAGACTATGGGAACAACAACTTTTTCAGGACCAGTAAACACATTAAGTGTTATCG